AGAAGCATAAGTAAAAGTACCACAATCATTTTCTGCAACTTTAAATCTAGAATTTACTGCAAACATATAGTCAGCAGGAAAATAAAAAACTACTTTTTCATTTATGTCTGGGTCAAAAGAAACAGGTAAAAAGGCTTTAGCTGAATAGTTAGTAACTAAAGTTCTAAGGTCATCAATTCTTTTTTGACTCATCTCAAATCCTTTACCTTTTAGATTTGAAGTAGCATTATATCTTTGTTTTATAAATCTTAAAATACTATTGTTAAGTGCAAAGTCTACCTCTTGTTCAAGAATGTTCTCAAACAAAGCTGAATTGATTTTATTCATTTCAGTAGCAATAGACGTATGCATTTCTTTTATATTCATAGTATTTAAATTGTTGCGGGAGCTGGAATCGAACCAACGAACTTTAGGTTATGAGCCTAATGAGATGCCACTTCTCTACCCCACAATATACTTTCCGAGATTGCTCTCGGAAAGATTTTTTATTTTGTTTTTTCTACTTTTTTAGTTTCTTTTTGTCTAAAACCAATTCCCATATTATTAAGTTTAGCTAACATAATAACATAAGCTTCGGAGTTATTAGGATTCTTTAAATAAGCAATAGATGCATCTAAATTACCTAATGGTTCAGAACCATAAACATACTCGTTACCTACTTTTTGAATAATTTGACTTTCAACCATTGAAGCAATTTGTGCTTTGAATAACAAGTCTGGGTCAGATACGACACTCATAAAGTATTCAGGGTCTTTATCAAAAATTTCAGAAACCTTAAGTTCTTTTTCTTCTCTACTTAAAGAAGTAAGTCTTGTAATAGAACCTAATTCTTTTGGATATTTAGTAGTTAATTCTCTAAGAACCCAATCAAGTTTCACTTCATCATTAATTAATTCTGCAAATTTAATTGTAGCATTAGTTTTTGATTTAAGTTTAGTTGTACGTTTAGTTAATTCTAAAGCTTGGTCTTCAATATAATATTCTTTGTATTGGTCAACATCAGCAGAAACTTTTGAATCAGCTACTTTAGGATGTTGCAAACAAAACTTATATCTCAAATAATCTTCCAATACTTCAGGTTCACCATTTTCATCAATTGTAATATTAAGTTCTTTTCCTTCATAAGGAACAGTAATCATAATATTGTTAAAATACCTGTTTACCTCTTGTCTAAATTTAGGGTCTGTACTTTCTACTCCTAAAATTCCTGGCATCCATTTTTTCATTTCTTCAAATGTAACACCTGTGCCTACTGCACCAGACTTTAAAAGAAATCCACCAATTGTAGCAGACCTTTCTTGAGTTAAACTAATGTGTACGCCATGTCTTCGTACTTCTTTTCTTTGAATCTTAATCGTTTTCATTTTCTTTATCGTTTTATTTTAATTGTTTTTAATTTTAGTTTATTTAAAAATAAAGTGAGAGAGATTTTACTCTCCCTCACTTATTTAAAACTATAAACCTGCTGTACAAGTTAAGTCGATAGAAGTGTTAAACCTTCTAAGTACAACTTGACCAGCTTTTAAGAAATGTACTGAACTACCGTCTTTATCAGTAGAAATAGTATCATTAGCTGAGAAACTAGTTCCAGCAGCAGCTTCGTTGATACCTTTTACCATACCACGTAACATACTACGTCCTTTTTTGCTTACCATAACTAAGTTACTCATACCATCATAAGTAGAAGTATCTGTGAAAGCCATACGGAAAGACTCAAGAGGTAAGTTAGGATAGTTAGGATGTTTAGGACTGGCTAAAGCTTGAGGTCCGTTATCAAAAAGAGAAGCAGTTTTGATAATAACTTTGTAACCATCAACATGTTGATATGTATCAAAGAAACCACCTAAGCTTAAGTTATATCCAGAACCACCAACGAATTTGTTGTCAGTTAACTTGATGTAACCTCTATTTGACAATTCAGCTTTCATTGCATTATCAAAAGCCATACGTCCACCCACACCAGTGAAAAGAGTAATTACTTTATTTTCAGCATCACTCATACCGTAGAAAGTATCACGAATTGTTTGGTCAATTTTATCAGCAGTTAAAGTACCATAAGTATCTTTATTAGAGATTTGCTCAAACATACCTGAACCCCTTACAATAGGATTACCTTGTTCGTCACGCTCATTGATAACACCATAAGCATCACGGTTAGATTTTGAATACCAGTAGTTAGTTTCACATTCAATACGGAAACTTAAGTTATGCTGATACTCTTCGTAAGGCCAATACATTTCTTTAGTACCTCCACCTTTAGTGTCTAATTGTACAGTTTTAGCTTTACGATACTTAATGTTACCTTCATAAGCGTAACCTTTACGAATAGTACCTACATCACCACGTACTTTAACAGGAGCAGTGCTAGTAGAAAGTGAACCGAATGAACCAAAACTTGCTACCGAGTTCCAACCAGAAGCGTATAACGCACCAGTTGCTAATTCACTTGCAGGTAAAGTTTCAGAAAGATTTTTAGCTACTAATTTTACTTTGTAAGCCCAGTTACCGTTAGCGTTATCTCTACTAGTAATACGTAATTGATAACCTAAAGGAGAAAGGATAGTATATCCTACAGGGAAAATACCTTCGTTGAAGAATAAAGTTGCTTCAGTTCCAGATACACCGAAAGATGTAGAATAAGAACCAGTAGGAGGAGCTTGTAAAGGAACTGCTTTCATCATACGTCCAATTACATCATACTCGAATTCGTCACCATCTACTTCTTGAATAGCTTGCATACCTTCAGAAAGGTACATAAGAGGGAAACGTGAACTCTCTTGACCCATCATATGTGTGAGTACAGGAGCGATTTTGTCAGGTTGTGAGTTAATTAAACGAGCGAAAGAAGCATCATTGCTTTTCATTTGTTCATTCCACACTTGGTCTGTTAGAAATTGTGCCATTTTTTATTTATTTGTTTTTTTAAAGTGTTTATTTTATATCAAATAATATATCATCTGAAAGACCACTCTTAGGAACATTACCATTTTTTAATCTAGTTTGTCCTGAAGCTAATCTTTCTTTTAATGTTTGAGCAGATTGAGTTTTAACAGCAGCAGTAATATATTTACCTAAGTTAAATTTATTTTTTACTGCGATTGCTAAAGCTATTCTATCTTCAACATTCATATTATTTAAATCTTCTTGTAGTTGTGGAACTCCAGCTTTAGTTGGTCTTGACATATATTCCAACATAGCTTTTTGTTCTGCAACTGGAATATTAAAACTATGAACTCTACCACCTTTAATAGTAGAATCTATTGTGTTCCAATATTCTTGTATCTTTTGTCTTTTAACTGTATCCTCAGCTTTTGTTTTTTCAATTAAAGCAGCTCTTTCTTTTTCTTGAGAAGCAGCTAATTTAGTTGAAGCAACTTTTGATGATTTTTCTAAAGTACCAGCTATCTCTAAATCTTCAATAGCATCTTTAATCTCATTATCATCATAATCCATCTTTTTATAGAAGGTACGCATTACAGCTTTTTGCGCATCTTCATTAGTTAAATCAATTGACTTGTAATCAATTTCTGGTTTAACTGAACTAAAGAACTTTTGTATATCTTCTTCTTTAGCATCAGGGCCTAACATCTGAAGATAATCAAAAAAATTAGAACCTACTTCAGGTAAACTTTCTAACCATCCATTCAATTTTTTGTCTGCTAGTTTATCAGCAGCACTTTGAACAAATGCAGAAAGACCTTCTTCAGTTTCTTCAAATTCTTCTTCTAAATCTAGCTCTAAAGTTTCAGCTAAAGTAGAAAATAAATTAGAAGTAGCTTTAGGTTCTTCTTCGTCTAATTCTGTTTCAGGTTCTGGCTCAGGTTCTGGCTCTACAGGTTTTTCAACTTTTTTAGGTCTACCTCTTTTAGGTTCTGGTTGAGCTTCTGGAGCTTCTTCTGGTTCAGGGTCTAGTTCCGTTTTTGGAACAACTCCTGTCGGGTTTACGTCTACTTTAGATATATCAAAATCTAATTCGTCTAACCCTTCGTTTTCAATCGTGTCTGTCATTTTCTAATACAAAGTTAATTTGTTATTTTATTGTTTTATTAAGTTTTAATTTCTCTTATATATATAACACTACTTACCTTTAGGTCTTTTACTTGCAATTTTTTCTTTACTTTTCATCTCTTCTCTTTTTAACTGCATTTCTTTTTCTTTCATTTGTTTTTCATGCTGTTGTCTAGACAAATCATTCATAATATTAGAGTCAATTTGTTTATTCTTTAAAGCTAATTCTCTTTCTTTTAAACCAGCTTCAATCATAGATTCTTGAATAGCAACATTATCGTCACCTTCGTCCATACCTAATGCAGTAAGTTCAGTCTTACGTAAATCCCATTCTCCTTTTCTATCAATAGCTTCTAAGTTATACTGATGTTGTAATTCAATAACTTCTTTTTGTTTATCAGCCATAGCCATTTCACCTTCTTGTGATTGTTGAGCTACTAATTGATTGTATTCTTGTAACTTACGTTCAGCAACTTTAAGTTTAACTTTAGCTTGAGATATAGTTTCTGAATCTAATACTTCAGCAATAGTAGAAGCAGCAATACCATTTTGCATCATTGGTTGAGCAAGTTGTTTAATTGTATTAGCTCTTTCTTGTTCTTTGCTTGAATTAGATATAGCAATACCATACTCAGTTTCACAATGCTCAATTCCATTAACGTCCATATAAACTATACTAGTAGAATCAGGCATTACATAACTTCCTTTTTTACCATTAATCCAAGCTATTTTAGAATAATCAATTAAGCCTTCTAAATCTCTTTTCTTAAATTGTTCAAAAAGAGTAAAGTAAGTTTCAGTAATTAAAGAACTTTGTAATACTGCTCTTTCTACACCACCTACAGTTTCAGAAGATTGAACTTGACCTTCTCTTTGTCTTGTTATACCACAAACCTCTTCCCATTCATTTTTAATAAATGCTAATAAATCTGTGTACATTCTAATAGTTTGAGAAGCTAACTGAAGTCTTGTTTGGTGAGTATTATTCATTTTAACTGAATCTTTACTGTAATCAACAAACAACATACTTACTCTATCAGCATATTCTAACCATTTATCCATTGACCAACCTAAAGGTTTCCAGTTAATATCAATTAACGCCATATCATCTTTCATTTTAGCCATAGCTAATTTAAGACGATGAAAAGTAGCATTATATAAAGTCTGATAAGGTACTCCTAAAGAAACTAAAGATATATTTGTAGAATTTACGTTAGACATAATTCTACCATTATAAGGTAATTTACATTTAGATAGATTATCTAAGTTACCTCTTTGATTAGGTAAAGCTCTCATTTTAACAAACATTGTTAAACCTATTCTATAACCTTCCCATACTTCACTTACCCAATGCCATGTAACTTTTTGGTCAGGAGTTGCTTTATATGATTCATCAACTTCTAAAGATTGAAATTGACCCATCTCATCCATAAACTCTACAATACCAATTTGTTTACGTGATTTCCAACATACATGCATTACTTCAATTAACCTAGACCACATCTTATTATTTAAACTTCTATCATAAAATATAGAAGAGTTAGAAGTAAGTGCTGGTCCTGATACAGCTAAAGTATCAATCATTTTAATTTGGTCTTCATCAAGAATATCATAGAATGTATCTATAATAGAAG